TTTCATCAATTCTTTTAGCTGTGTTGACTTCTTTCCAATACTGTCTATCATCTGTACAACATAATGCTGTATCATTTGTAATTGGTCTAGGACCTTCAGGGCCTGTAAATTCAGGAAAATTGGGATATTTTTTATTAATTAAAGGGAATACAGGGGATTCTGACATATCCTCAAACTCTAAAACAATTCCAAGCATATAGTTTTCATCTCTCATCCAAGATTTATGATGAATAACATGCTCTGGGTTTTTATATCCTTTTGTACCTGTAATATTGATTTTTCCTGTTACATACTTAACATCAATATTATTTGCATATCTTTGATAATCAACATTTTTCTTTCCTCTAACTCCTGCCAATAACAAACGATTGTTATATATAATCCCACTCTTAGCAGACAAATAAAACGCTCTCTTGTTTAGAATTTCTCCTAAATCAACTGTTTCCGTAAAAGTTGTATCTCCTTCATAAACAACTGTAATAGCTGAAGCTACTAATTGTTTTTTTCTAAATATAAAAGAAGTGGAAACTCCTCCCACTGTTTTTATAAATCCTACATTGATATAACGGTACTTAGTATCTAAATTTTCAAAATTTAAAACAATACTTTTATTTAAAATTTTAGGTTCGTTTCCATCAATAGCTTCATACGCAGCACTAAGACTATCTTCAATTAAAGGAATATTCTCATTTATAATATAATAGTTAGTGGTATTACCATCTACATCTTGGTATTGAATAAAAGGTCTATATGCTCCTGCGTCTACACCATAAGCTGCATTATCTATAAAGTTTACGTTTGTAAGCTGAATACAAGTGTCAGCAGTTTTATAAAGCTCTAGTTCATCACAATTATTAATACAACAATCTGTGTCAGGATTATTTAAATATTCAGTGACATTTATAGTTCTCACTCTATTTCTACCATCCCAAAATACTAAAGCTATTTCTTCACATTCCGTTTTAGTGTAAGATACAGATTCAACATAATCTCCAAAATCTAAACAAGGAGATTTAAAAATAGTGGTGTATGTATTTGTGTTAGCATCGTAAACTCCTATTTCATTGTTGTCTAAAAATAAAACCCATTTATTCAATTGTTTTATTAAATTAGAACTTAATATCTTACCAGGAAGTCTAAGTTTAAACTGATTTGAATATTCTGTTGTTAAAAAGTTAACATCTCCTTCAGAAGACTCTTTTAGCATATTTAATGCTACTCTATATGTATTCTCAGGTTGAGCCTCTGGGGATGCATCTAAATTAATACCTTTTGTAAATGTATAATTTTTAACATCAGTTAACGAAGTTGTATTTTTATCTGCCATTTCTGTTAGTATCTAGTGAAACCATTATTTATTTTCTGAGGAGTTCTTCTATCTAAACCTTTATAACTATTAGGCATTATAAATTGATTTAATCCCATACCCATACTCCACATTTCATCAAATGTTTGAGTGTTCATATCTGAAATTGCTTTCATCTTATATTTCTTATACTCAGAATCGGCAACACTTAAAAAGTTAGCATCTGCATTGCTTCTTGTTTTTCTGTATTGAATATAAGCATACTTTCTCTCTATTGCTGCTATCAAAGCATTTACAAAGTTACCGTTATTAGGAATCATAGGTAAGTCATTCTCATCTGTAGGAACTGACAAATATCCTAGTAATATTTTCCCTTCTTTAAAGTCTGTAATTAAATATCCATTGTTTATGTCAAAGAATTGTTGAGGTCTTAAATCTCTACCAAAATCTAAGTTTTCGTGTCTCAATAATGAAACTTCATCTCTTTTGGGTTGCAAGATAATCCACTCATTTCTTCTGTCTTGTAAAAACCAATTTGTAAAGTCTTGAACTGTGGCATGGTGAAATGTTTTTGCTCTTTCTAAATTTTCTATAAACATCCAACCATTTGTTTCAATATAGTTAGGATCACAAGAGCAAGCGTCAGAACATTTACAAGTTTTTTTGTAAGTCCAAGTACAAGCTTCATTTTCAAAATCTTGTTTTGTCAACTCTGTTAAGAAGAATTGCTCATCTGTAACATAATCTGGTTTTATTAAAACGTAAAGAGTTTGTTTAAATCCACAAGGTAATTTAACTTTAAAGTCTTTTACATTTAAAATCTGAACTCTTTGTTTGTATTGTCTATAGGTTCCTATATCATAATAGCTATCAATTATCCACTCCCTCAACAAATCTTCGTTGTAGTTGATTTCATTGGGAGCAATCATTTTCCAGTTTTCTATTACATTATCAACGGAAATAAATTCTAAATTATTCATAGTCTTCTTTTAGTGTTTTTGCTAAATCTCTTTTTAAAAATCTGTAAGGCTCAAATTTATACATCCTATCAAATCTTCTGTCTCTCCATTTTATCTCATATCTAATTCTGCCTGAATGAAAATTAGTATGATATACAACATGTCCTAACTTTCTAGTCATACCATAATCAACGAGTTTGTGTACAACTTTAATTCCTCTGATAAAAAAATGACCTAGGCCTAGTATTTTTATCTGATGTCTTCTCAATAATTCTTCTTTAGCGTGTTTGAATATTGAGGATATAACCGCTATAAATAGTTTCTTATCTGGAAAGTCTATTTGTTTAGATAAAACATATATTGAATAATACTTTAGAGGCTTATTAGTTTTTCTTCGTACTTGCATCTTCTGACATTGTATCATTTATGTTATCGTTAACAAAATAAGGATAGGTTTTCAATATCTTATCATAAATCATAGCATACATGTTGTTCAATAGTCTATCATCAATAGGGAACTCTGTGTCTAATAAATCACATATATCCCCACAAAGTGATTTTACAGCAGCATCGTCATAAAATAAACCTTCTATCTTAACCCATTTAGGGCTATTTAAATCAGGAACATACAAGAAGCCATTCTTAATCAAATACTTATAATCATTTGTTTGACCAAAGCCATATCTTTTAAAAGACTTAGAAGATTCTGATGCTATTCTTGTATAGGCATCTCCTCTATCATTGTAAACTTTATAAATTAAATCATTGATGGTATTAGGAATCTTAGTTTTAGATTTCAACCACTTACATCCTGAAGGCAGTTTCTCACAACATTCATTTTTTTCTGTTGCTATTAATTCAATACATTCAAGAGTTTGAAGATTTAATACATAATTATATGTAGGGTCTTTCAACTTCTCATTTAACAATACGCCTCTATAGATCTTCATCAAATGATAAAAATATTGGTTTGTAAATGGAGAGTCATCGGATGGATTACCCTTATCTATAACCACCCTAATACCCGAAATAATTTCTCTTATCGTCATAATTTAATCATTAATTGTTTTTTCAACTATATCTACAAGTGCAGAATACCCCATTTGTAGGGGCACTCCGTTTGACATAATCCAGCTGTTTAAAAACATATCAAAGTCTCCTTTCCTAAAAGACATTTTTTGGTTTCTATTTTTTTCACTATAAAAGTCATATAACATTGCAGTAATTTGACCTCTTTGGTAATAACTATTAAATTGCTCCCTAGTCATTATGAAAAATTATAAACTTCTGACCCTATCAAACCTTGATTAAAATCATATTTGTAAATCATTGCACATCTTTTATTCCCTACATATCCTTTTTGCACATGCCACTGATCTCTGTGATGAGTGAGAGATGGCAAATATCTCATCTTAAACCCTTTAACTTCTTTTGTCTGTTCTCCGTGTAGATGGCCTAAGAACCATTCATGATACGAAGTTTCAGAAAACAAAAGAGGCTTTTCTGTTGCCATTAGCAATGGATACTCCTCTGCTTTTAACTCTCCATGGTCAAACCCTAACAAGGTCTTTCCAAACTTATAATATTTTCTTATATCTGTTGTATTGTCTACAAGATTATTATAATAAGCGTTTATCACTTCACCTAGATAGAATCCTCTATTTCTGTCGTGATTACCAGGGATATTTATTACACTCACTGTACAGTGCTCTTTAATTGTCTCAATAACATTTCTTACAATTTTAATAGCATCTACAAAAGACTCATAATATTCTGTAACATCGAATTGTGGAGTTCCTTTTGTTGTTCTATACTCAAAATCACTGTTTAATAAATCATTACCCATGATGAATAAAACATGATATTTATTCTTTTCAAAATTAAACCTTGAGAATAAATTATTCACAGCAGCATATACAGCCAATTCAATTTCTTTTGTTGGCACCTTACCTATATGTAAATCAGGTAAACTAAATACCAATAATGTGTCATCTTCTTTGGTAGCAGCTAAAGGAAGTTTTTCTGTATTAACCTCAGATAAATCTTTTAACAAATTCTCCTTAAACTCTTCAAAATCAAACCCTTGCTCATTAAACAAAGGATTTTTACACAAAAAAGAAGCACTAATTCCATTTTCATCAGGCTTACTCTTTACCCAAACGTTTCTAGCTGTTGTGACATCTAACGAAATCCTTTCTGCCTGTTTGGTGATTTGTGTCTCATAATGAAGACTGTTTTTTTGCTCTTGGTCATATTCCCTAGCCAATCTTTTTAATTCAGAAACTTCTTCTAAATTTACATCTATTCCTGCTTTGTAAAGTTTACGTTGCAATAATACTCTATTAGGTCTCGACCTCAAATAGTCTTTGTTTTCTTCTCTCCACGAAAGAAAGGTTTGTAATAGTTTATGCATAATTTTTAAAAATTTCTTGCAAAGGTAATATATATTTTACAAAACTAAAAAAAAATTTTAATATTCTTTATTCTAAATCAGAGTTTTAGCGGACAGACCCCTCCCATTAGTAAGACAAAGTAGGAAAAAAATCCAAAACCTTTTAACTTACTCATCACAAAGTTGGCTAATTTTCGTAAAGCTCTTCAGACAACAACTAGGTCGGGGTCGTAACCTAGTAAGTAATCAATGTCCCTAATGTAAGCAAGCCTATAACTTTGTCTGCCACGCTATAATGGTAATTACGTGGACTTTTACGGCAGGTGTATCTTACACTGTTTCCAAACTTCTTTATTTTTACGCTTTAAAAATCGTTTTGCCAAAGGACGGTATTTTTTTTATCGTTGAAACATAACAACTCAGAATTTTTTAAGGTTTTCTGATAAGAACCATAAGATTTTTTAGACATAAAAAAAGCCTATACACAGAGGAAGAGAATGCGTATAGGCTTAATAGGTATAACTCGTATACCCAAAATATCTTAACACAGTCTCTTCCCTGATGTATTTTATTTTTTATTAAGGTGCAAATATAAAAAGAAATTTTTAATTTGCAAGTATTATTTTATTTTTATTCCTAAAGCAATTCCAACTCCAGGCTGTAACCCTTGTGGAGTAAAGGATAGCGTAGGTCCAGCTATTAAAGAAAATTTATTTCTTGCTTGCAAATATTGTATGTGTTTCACTCTAACTGTATCCCTAACAAGCATAGTTTTTATTAAAGTGTCTGATTTAACTATCACTTTATCACAGTTTGTAAGGGATGTTTTTAGAGCTACTACTAAGCTATCACAAACAGAATCTTTGCCTGCAATATATCTTTCATTTATCTTATATACAATCTCTTTGGATTTAATGTAATGATCTTTCACCACCTCTCTTTCCACTATCAATGTGTCGATTTTTCTAGACAAACTGTCTTCTAATCTTTGTATAATAGCTTCATCTTTGGCAATAGTGTCTTTTGACATCCACATGTAAGCCCCTAGTAAAATAATAAGAATTATAAATAAATATTTCATTATTTAACGTATGTATAGTATTTGAATGTTTTTTCTTCTCTATCAGTCAATCCGTGAGTTCCGCCATTTATTCTTTTAGTTAGAGCTAAAATAGTTTCTTTGGTTACACCTTTATCACATATATCCCAAAGCTTGTTTTTATCAAAGAAGAATTTAGCAGACTCAAAAGAAAGCTCACCTGCAACTAAATCAGGGTTTTCCATAATCTCAGGTTTACCTAAATAATCAGCAAATGCTTGATAATTAGATTTACCTGTTAATTGAAGTGCTCCTCTTCCTCTAAATTTCCAACCATCTCCTGAAGCTTCATCACCATTGCCCATTCTAGAAGAATAAACTTTGTTAGCAATTTTCTCAGGGTTTCTTGCATAATTAGGTGCAGTGGCCGCTGTAAAATATTTGCCAAAGATTTTTACCAATCCATCAGCAGAATAGTTTAAGTTTTCAGAGAATGCTTTAAAGTTTCCAGACTCGTGTGCTGTTTGTGCAAAAAAGTGCGCAGCTCTTGCAGGGGTGAAACCATAAAAAGCCATAGCAGCTTTCAATGTTCCAGGGCCAAACGCTCCGTCAGCTGTTACCCCAATTTTTTCTTGTAATTTACTCAGACTCATTTTCTTCGGTTTTATTAGATTTTATAATACTTGTAATTTTTTCTGTAGCTGCAATACCAAATGAACCCAACACTAACACTTCAAAAGCATTGAATATAAATTCATTTACAACAAGTTCTTTGCCTAAATATCCTGTAACAATATCTACAATTGCAAATAAGGACATCATAATAAAGGCTAGGAATCCAATGACAGATTTCTCATTAATTGAGTTGTCATCGCTAAACATTTCTCTTAGGAATTTCATAGTTTTATATTTTAAGGTTTTTAATTTATTTGATTCACTGTTAATATTGATGAATAAGAACTAGGTGTAGGGCTAACTGCTTCATAAGATTTCATACTTATAACTTCAGAGTTTGTTGTTGCCCATACAAGTTGAAAATAATCGTCTGCAATAGCTTCTGCAAAATAGTTAAATGACACTGTAGTACGACCAATTATCTCATCATATTTAGCGGGTATTGTTATATAACGAGCAGTTCCTATTACATCAGCAGAAGCATCTTGTCCATTTTTTCTTAACCAAATAGACACATCGTTAATTTGTGTACTTAAATTTTCAAATTGACAACTAAACTGTATATTATATGTTCCAGGATTTAAAAATTTAATAAGAGTTTTATTTCCTAATAAATCAGCTTCTATATTAATCCCTTGTTCTGAAATATCTAGTGTGTTAAATTTAATTCCATATCCTTCAGTGTTAGTGGCTGCAAATTGACTTTCTTCATTTTTCCAAGAACCGTAAGATTTTGTAACTGTAAAAGCTTTATTAATCCATTTTTGAGTAGCACTATCATAAGATAATACATCTCCATCTTGTAAGTTATCAAAATTTAATCCTACTAAATCGTCTATATTAGGGGTAGATAAATTATAGAATCTACTATTTTTAGCATCCCACCCATAATACTTACCATCTGTTCTAAGATAATAAATATAATTAGAAAATCCCCGTTCAGGTAAAAAACTTAAATACTGAATATTCATATTTAAATTTTATTTTTTTGTAGTTTTCTTCAATTCTTGTGTTCTTGTTAAAACTTCTTTTAAGTTTGTCCAAATAGAAAAACCAAAGATAACTTTTATATTTTCATCAATGCTTTTTGCCTCAACAAGGCACAATGACAATGTTATGAATTTAGTCAATAAATAATTATTTTGATAGTGAATTTTAGTGAATTCATTTATCAAATTGTAATCTATTATAAAGAATGTTATTACTGTTAACTGGTAAAGTAAAAACTTACTTATAATAACACTTGCTTTTCTAGACGTGACAGACTCCCATCCTTCTTGTTTAATTGCTTTTGTAATGCCCAATATAGTATCTAGAGCAATCATAGCTCCTACAGCTAATAATAAACCCGCTATAGGAGAAAAAAATGTAATTATGGCCATTACAAAGGCATTTAGATACTTTCCCATTTTACAAAATTAAATCAATATATAATTTACAGTAGCTCCGTTGGTCACTGCGTTGGCTAAATCACCCTCTACTCCACCTGCATTGCTAGTTAATTTTGCTAATTGAACTATCAAATTTGCAGAACCTCCAGTGTCAAAAAAAGAAACAGTTCCTGTTAAATCTGCCGAATCCGTAGCTCCAATATTTCCTTTAATTAAAAAATTGCCTTGATAATTTTTTCCAAAACCATCACCAGCGTCTATAATATTTGTAATTGTATTTAATGAACTTGCAGCGTCAACAAAACAAACATTTCTAAATGTACCATCACCTATAATATTTTGTCCACTACTTAATTCAAAACAGTTATCATTTCCAATAAATTCTCCAATTTTATTATTTCCAACGCTTCCAAAAAAAGCATTATTATCAGCTTCACAATAATCAATAGTATTATTCCCAGATGAGTTTTGAAAAAATTCATTACCTGCAATTGCTCTTGATATGTAATTATTTCCAGATGAACTTTTAAAACATTCATTTCCAAAATAAATATCATTACCTAATCCGTCAATTATGTTATTGCCTCCGTTGTTTACAAAACATTCATCTCCATAATACAACAAATCATTTAACTGAACTATGTATGCACTTGTAGAAGTTAAAAAATTATTAAAAGTATAAGTTCCTTGGGGTACATCAAAAAATAAAACATCATTTGCTACATCTAAATAAACTTTTGAACAAGTGCCATCTATTGCGCTTACTAAATAACCTTCAGCACTTGATTGATCTGAATACAATCCTTGACTTATTCCTTGATGAATTTGAAGGCTTCCAACTTCTACGTTAGGCAAAACTTTTATATAATTAGGCATATTGAATATTTAGGTTAATTACTGAATTGATGTCTACGTCTATTTGCAAAGAATCTCCTAATGTAATAGGATCTCCTAAAGTATAAGGATTGCCATTTTGAAAAATATCTGTAACGGGAGTATTATATACATCTTCGACTGAATTTATTTTAAAATCTGCAAAAGCATAAATAGTAACGGTTAAAACCGAACTCATAAATTCTAAGGTTATTCTATCAAAACTATATAATTCCCATACAGCAGCACCTGTTGTAGCATCTTTACAAACATAAGTTGTATTATTATCTAATGTCCACAATGAATCAATAATATATCCTTTTGTTATATCATCATTTACAGTTGGAGTAATATTAAAATTATATAATGATTGTCTAATTAAAGTACCATTTCCATCCATTACATAAAGTCTTCCAGCTTCCCATTTTAATTCATAGCCAACTGCACAAATTTGAGCAATACCTTTCGTACCACCAAGTTGTGCATCAATAGTTCCTTCTCTTAGTCTTGAAGTGTTTGCAAAATATAATCCTTGAGTAGTATCAAAATTTATATCATTAGCCCCAGATGCATTACCTACTCCTAAAACACTTGCTAAATTTTGACTACCTCCACCACCTGAAGTAACCCAGTCTCCTTGTTGATTTAAAACTAAATTAGGATTACCACTACTAGAAATACCTAAACAATCTTTAATTATACAACAAAAATTAGCACAACTACTGTATAATAAATTATATAATTTAATCCCTCCTTTGTAACCAAACATAGTTAAAATATCTGCTCTACTTAATTTGTTCATTTATTTATGTTTTAATATGTTTTGTTTAATATAAAAATATCACTGTAAATATTATTTGTTGCATTGTTTGACCCCCATTGTACAGTTACATCTAAAGTATTATTTATTGTAGTGTTAAACGTAGTATTGTTAATTACATTAAATGCAAACCCTTGTGTAGTTGCATTATTTGTTTTTAAGTAGTGAAAACTACCTAATGAAACTATTGAAGCTACTCCTACCCCTCCTACTTGTCTAATTGTAAAATCTATGTTTAAACTCCAAACATCATTTATAATTGAATTTGTTAAACTTTGTATTCCACTATCTAATAGTATAGTTCCATTTGTTTTTACTCTTATTCTTATAGTTTGGTTATTAGCAGCATTCATAACCCCCCCAAATACTGCTCTAAAACTATCGCCAACTTGGAATCCATTTGCAGGTACACTCAAAGTTCCAACGCCTCCGTTTATTAATGTAGTTTCAACTGTAGTTCCTGTTATAGGAGTTGAATTTCCTGTCT